TTAAAAATTCAATCAATGCCTCATTATCTGATAATAATTTATTAAATTTTACTATTTCAAAATGTTGTTTTCCATCAAATTCAATTAATATATTATGATTTGGTAAATAAAAATCAAAAGGAAGTTTAAATATTTTTCCAATACAATCGTCAAATTTTTTTTGATGTTCAAATTTAATATTATTATTTTTTAGATAATTAATTATTTGTTGTTCACCTTTACTACTTTTACATATAGGACAACCACTACCAACTAAATGATTACTTGTTTTTTGAATAAAAGAACCATGAATAGGACAAATAATTTCAATTTTACTTCTATTTGAAATATAGATACTATTGGAATAATCATATTTATTACCATGAATCTTTTTTGCTTTTTCAATAAAAACATCTTTATTACATTTATGACCACAACAATATGAACAACCTGAACCACCTAAATGGTAATTTGGTTTTTGCTCAAACTCACCATGTTTGGGACATATTATTTTTACTTTACTAATATTATCGACATAAACTACTTTAGAATAATCATATTTATTGCTATGAATTTTATTTGCTTTCTCAATAAAATATTCAGTATTCATAAATAGACCAGCACATTTAGCACATCCCTTACCAATTAAATGCGATTTTGGTTCTTGAAAAAATTCTCCATGTTTAGGACAAATTATAGAAATTGGAGAAGTATTATTAATATAAACTGATTTAGAATAATCATATTTATTATTGTGTATAATTTTTACTTTATTGATAAATTCATTTATGTTAGATTTTAATTTTCCATAACAAATAGGACAACCCCGACCACGTAAATGTGAATCTGGTTGTTGTTCAAATATACCATGCGTCAAACATATAATTTTAATTTTTGTTCTATTATTAAGATAATTAACTAAAGAATAATCATATTCATTGTGATGAATATGATTAGCTTTCATTATAAATTCTTTAGTTGTTAATCTTTTTGACATTAATGTTTTAATTATATTAATCAATATTTAAATTAGCGTTTAAATGCGCCAATAATCCTGTCTTATCGTTCCAGATAAAACCATCTGCAGCTTTTATAGCACCTATAAAACCTTTCGAAAAATGCCATTGGTCAGTACCTGTCAAACTTGATAAATATCTAACAGTAACACCAAGGTCTTCGCTTAATACTTTTGCTTTATCTAAAACTGTGAATTTAATATCTTTTTTACGATGAATGTGCCCAATATGAAATTCATGATATAAAGTATTACTCCAATATGGTTTAGATTCAATATCACTTGCCATTAATAATGGTAATGAATTTTCTTTTTCTTCACTACCATGAGTAAATCCAAGTAAAACATTACCGTGTTTATAATATTTTCGTGGTAAAGCATCGTTATTAACACATACTTGTTCATCACCATTAAACCATGCTTCTAAATATGAACCCATATAATAACTACGTTCAAAATCATGATTGCCGGGAATTACAATTATATCAATTGGTACACCAATTTGTTTTAATATATTAATGCCATCAACCAAAAGTTTAACACCCACTGTAAATGTTTTTTGCCATCTAACATCTTCATCTTGACTAGTTTGATGACTTGTCGTATCAAACATATTATCTGAATTAAAAAAATCATTTCCAACTGGAAATAATATTCGGGTAATAGGAAATCCACTTGCATGTCTTAATAATGTTTCAATTGCATTAATAAATCTTTTACTTGCGATTTTTATGTCATAATCCTCACCAGTTTCGCCATGCCATGCTAATTTACCAAAATGTAAATCAAATATGCTAATTTCGAGTAAATTATTCTCTTCAGATTTTTTTTGTAATTTTGGAGTAACATTTAAAATAGGTGGTTTATACGTTTGTGCCATGTCAGCAAATATCTTTTGAATATCTATTGCTTCACTAAGTTGAACATCTTTTTCAAGACGTGCTTTAACTTGAAAGTTTTGAATTGTTTCAGGATTTTCTTTTTTCCATGAAGTAACATCCCATTTATTAATTACAAAATCTTTTACTTTCCAAATATCTAAATCAACATCAGCTACTTCAAGTAATTCATCAAGAGTTTTTATGTGATTTACCGGATAATTTGAACCAGTTTTCCATTCAACTTCCATTTCATTTCCTTTACCAGTAATAGTTGTTTTTCCATCTGATTTTTCTTTATTTATAATATTATCTTCTTTTATACTAAAACCACGATAATATTTATATTCTTCATATGCTTGATTAAATAATTCAAATAGTTCATCTTCAAGAATTCCATTATAATATTCATCATATGCCAATGCTTTGATGTTTTTTACATATGTATCTGAATACCCACATTTTACTGAGGCTTCTTTAACCGATATTTGATTTTTTGTTGCGTAATTAAGGATTTCTACTGCTTTTTCTATTCGTTCTTTTTTCATGTATATATAATTAGATAAAATTATTTTTTGATGTTTTGTCAAACTTAATACAAATATACCAAAAACACAAGGTTTTTTATAAATACATTTCCACTTTTTTTCAAAAATACTAGATTTTCCTCAATTTTTTGACATTCTTTATTGAAAGTGGTTTCATTAATTACAGATAAATCAAACCATTCACCTTCTTTTTTTAAGTGTGAATATCTTCGTTGTAATGTTCTTTCGATTTGATGTGCAAATTCTGATTGATATGAATCAATTAATTTTAATTCAGAAGAGTTTCCCGTTTGCAATTCTTTTAGACGTTTATTTGGATGCTTAGATACTCCAATTTTATAATAACTATTTTCTAATGATTGAATTAAATATATGTATTTCATTTAATTATTTTCAATTGTTTTAATCCAGCAAATCCAACAGCATAACTATCAGACATATCAAAACACATATCTTTTGGTTCTTTACTATCTTTTTTATAAAACCATTCAATTTGGGGTTCTAATTTACAAACTTTTTCCCAGATATACAACTTTTTCTTATCACGATATTCAGGTGGAAATGAAAGCGTTTCAACTTTTTCTCCCTTTTTAAATGTAACTTTAACTAATTCAGAACAAAATATTTTACGTGAGTCATATACACTTATTTTCTTAGGATATAAACCAAATATAGTAAATAAAATATATCTACAAATACCATTGAATCCATATAATAATGATACTGTGTTCGCATTATTGCTTCCACCAAGTGGTTCTTCTACAATAATATGTATTATTTCACCGTTAAGTTCATGTAATATACGTTCTTTATATTCATTTACATATTTTCTAAAAATTTCTGCTTTATGAATATCTCTAATTTCAACAGGAATATTTTTATCAGTCTTTAATTCAAGATGTTTTAGTTCAATAAGTTTTCCTTTATCAGACCATAAAGCACTTCCAATATTAGTTGTACTTATATCTAATGACCATATGTATTTTTCCATAATAGCATCTTTATATATTATACGTAATTTAAATGTTTTTCTTTAAATTCGTCAATCATTTTTTGAATTGCTTTGGGGTTATCCAAATACAATTGTATAAGGTCTTCGATAACACCACCAATTTTTAAACTTTTTCCTTTACATAATAACTTAAATCTATTATGTAAATCACCTTCAATTATAATAGATTTTGGTTTTGTATTACTGAGCGTAAGTAAATCTTTCATATTTTTATTATAAATTTTATCCATAATTTATAATAAATACTAAGAAACTATAAAAAAATATAAAATTTTATGATTATTTTAAAAATCAATTGCAAAAAGAAGTGTTCTGGAAATTGTTTCATCTTTTGGCACAGGGTCATTCAGTTTACCAATAGCAACTAAATTTTTATTACTATCAAATAATGCAACTTCACTAATATAAACTTTAGAAAAACCACCTTCCCAAGATAAATTAGTACTTGAATTAAATTCATTTAAATTTACATTGATTGACATGTCTGTAGTATAAACATCTGCTTTAATTTCGGTAGTTACATTTCCAAAAAAATATTCTTCATCACCAAAACATAATTGACCTGTTTGACTTGCTGATGGATAATTAAGATAGTCTAAATCATAAGTTAAATAATGAGTATAATTTATGAATGGTATTTTAAAAACAATACTTGTTAAATCTTTTGCAGTTAATGGATTATGATGTCCAATAATTTGGTCGGTAACATCTAAATATTTCCAATCAGTTGATACTGGTTTTGGTATTGGTTGTCCGGGTTGATTAAAAATTCTTTGAAATATTACATATATTCTATTAACAGTATATCCTGTTGCAAGTGTAATAGCAGTATATCCTGTTGCACTACTTAAGAATTTAAAATCACTATTGTTTACAAAATTAATGCGAAGTTCTTCTACATTAATATTAGTAGTAATAAGTTGTGTGCTATTAATATAATTACAATGAATTGCTCGTCTATATCCTGCTGCTGTATTTCCAGTTGGAACTAATGCGTATGTTGCATAAATTGTATAAGTAGATGCCATATTATTTATGTATTAATTGTATAATTAGGAAGAGTCCAAGACCTATTTGATTTATATGACATTGCATATAATAGTTCTTGGTCTTCTATAACAAATATTTTTAATTCAAGAAATACTTTACCAACAGAATATGGCGTTGATGATGTATCATTAACATCAACAAGATAATAATAAGCAGTTCTTAATCCATGATTAACATTTTTATCTGCAATATCATACATAGGATTTCCATCTGCTGAATATGCTTTTAATTTAAGTCCTAATTCTGTTTTTTTTGATTTATGCCACATTATTGTAGGAATTTCTAATACTGGTGAATCTAATAAAAATCCTTCCCCATAAACATTAGCTGGACTTGAATTTGTATAATGAATAACCCCCAATTTTTTATAAATAGGTGCTTGATTTTGAATATATGATACAAAACTACCAAATGCTTTGTTTTTAAATTGTGTATATTTTATATTTGCTGCTTTTACTCCTGCAATTTCTTCTGTAAATATAATTGACATATTCCAAAAAGGAAATATAATTGTTGGACATTGACTATTTTGTAAAAAAGATAAAACACTTTCATCAAGATATTCAGTAGAAGACATATTTGCTATAGTATCACCAGTATAATGAATTGTATTATAATAAATCATTGCACCTACAGTAATTCCTGAAGAAAGTCCCAACATACTAAAATCAGGTAATTCTCTATCAACAGTAATATGACGACCATTTTTTGCTAAAGTACCTGATTTTATAGTAATAATTTTATACCATAAATAAGGTGAGGGATGATTTTTATAAACATAATATCCTGTATGGGGTGTCCATTTTATAAGTAATAAATCACCAGCTTTGGGTTCATTTCCACTTTTGCCATATGTTGGTGCTTTATATAATACAAGGTCTAAACCACCCACAATTTCATTTACTCGAACCATTGCATCTGGTTGTTTTACGTGATTACTATCTACAATAAAATAATCACCATCATTTGTAAAAAATCCTATAGAATCTACTTTATTTTCAACACTATATGAACTAACTGGTATGCTTGATATTACATTATATGGGTCACCACTTAAATTTCTTGGAATGAAACTTAATACATTCGGATTCTTATCAACGGGTTTTAATATATTTGTATTAAATGCAGTATATCCAGTAGAAACAGCATTAACTGCATCTGTATATGCATAATCTACTTCACTATCACCAATAGTATAATATTTAAAATTTAATTTACCTTGAGATAATAATTCTCTACCTTTTGATGTTAATTTTATGTCTATAACAATAGGGTCTTTTTTTTCAATAAATGCCATTTAATTATTATTTAGATATAAATACAGAATAATTATTTTTTATATTATCTTGTATCTTGTATCTGCAAAAATACTATATGGTGAACCAACAGTATAATGACCAATACAATTACATATACTACTAATATTTGCTGATGCAGTAGTATATGATGAACCATCAGTATTTGCTTCAGCACATAATACAATAACATCATTTGAATCAACGAGAAATGGTGCGAATGAACCACTACATGAAAATGCTAATCTACTAACTCTTCCACCACCACGAATACAAGCACCATTACAATAAACACTAACTGTACCACCTTCTGGGTCTGATGTTGCTCCTTTTACTACTGTCCAATTAATTGTTGGATAGAAACAATCGCCAGCAGTTCTTGTTATTGAATATATAAAACATGCACTTGATTCTACACTATCACCACTTCCAGATGTATCACAAAGACTACAAAGTGAAACTGTATTAACTAATGTTTGTTTACATTGAACACTGCCATATCCAATACCAACAGCACTTTTTGCAAATGCTCGAAAATATGTCATAGTATTTGATGCAAGACCACATGCTAAATTACTAAAAGGAACTCCTGCACCAATTACAGAACAAGTTGAATTTATTTTCAAATAAGTTGGATAATTTGAGTAAATTAAATTAGAATCTGTTCCCCATGCACTAAGTTGGGTATATAATATTCCATATTCCATAATTGGAGCATCACCTATAGTATTTACCTCACTATTATTTACAGGAAATTCTGTTGGTAAAGCAGCACCTGCAGTACCAGTACTTACTGTCGGTGAAGCAAGTGTTGCTGGTAATGTTGTACCAGTAAGTATATTACCATAATATGCAGTACCATTAACAATAAAATATGCTCTATATTCATATATAGTACTTGCTGACAAATTTGGAATTGACATAGTATATGAATTACTTGCGAGAGGTCCTGCAGTCAGAGTTGTTGTTGTCCAAGTTGGTGTTGGTGTTGGCATATTATATTATTTTATTATATTATTTATAAATACTCATTATTTTATTATTCTGGTGTTGGCTTACCACCACAACAGCAACAGCAAGAAATATTTGATGTTGTTTCACTTATTAAATATGGAGAACCAACAGTATATGTTCCAACACTATTTGTAATACCACCAATCCAAAGTTCAGCAATATCTGATGCGCATTTTGTATTATCGCTTATAGCACATGTAAATAATTGTAAATTATCACTATGACATATAAGTTTAGTACCAAAACTACCATCATAATATCCACTACCTTTACCAAGATTAGCAACACTACAATTCCATCCACTAATTGTAGTACCATTACATTTTACACAAACACAAGTAATATGATTTGCTGCACTTGTACCTTTACATATATAATAACAAATATTTACATAGTAACAATCACCAGCATTTGGTGGAGTAATAGTACCCGGTTGATATACATTGGTAGGATAACAATATCCACCAGTACAAGTAATTACATTTACTACATGTGTTTGTGGTACACCATTTTGTTCAAATACAACAATTTTAGGTATTCCAACTGTTGGCGTATATATTGTACAGCCAGTTCTTGCAACTGTAGTTGATTGTATTGTAACACTTTGTGTTATACCTGCTGGAGTTGGTGGGGCAGGTGTTTGTGGTGTTAACCAAGTAATTGGTGTTACTCCACATACAGCAGATACTGTAAAAGTATTACTTATTTCACCAACAATAGTTACATTACATACTTGAGATGTTGCTGGAATATTTGTAAATAATGTTGGTGTTACATTAAATGTTGCAGTACTTCCAATTGGTCTGTATTGCATACCATACCATTGAACATCAGCATAACGTTGAATTGCATAACCACCAGTATAATAAAGTGCTGATGAAGAACTTGATGTACTTTGTTTTGTTTTACCTGATGGTGGTGTTGGGGGTGGTGTTGATAACGTTTTTAATGATAATGTATTACCAGTATCCGCAAGAACATCTGAATGAACAACTGCTTTATAATTATATACAGTACCTTCTAATAAACCATTTATTGTAAAACTAAATGAATTAGTTGAAGGTTTACCTGATACAAAATGTTTTGTCCATGTTGTAGATGTTGATTTCTTATACATAACACCATATTCTCTTATAAGACTTAATCCGGTAATATTTTTACCACCAATATTTATCATCGAGCCAATACCAGCAGTACCTGCTTTAGTTTCAACATATAAATCAATAGGTGATGGTTCTGGATTTTGTTTTATAATAAACATAGCACCATCATCGCCCAAATATTGTACTGTTCCTCTATATGTTAAATTACCAACACCAATAGGTGGAATAGAATTTCCATAATCATAAGGATTTGGTTCTGGATTATAATAATATGTTGTTCCAGATGGAGAGACGTTTACACCTCTCTTATACATGAATTTTTGTTTAGTAAATACAGTATTACGAATTAATAATCCACCCTTTTTTAATATAATTGTAGCTGACAATAATTGGTCTACAAATTTTTGAAAGAATGCATTATATTTACTTAAAAACGAATATAAGTTTTCAAAAGTATATCCATTTGAATGCAAAGTATCTCCTGTTGGAAGCAATGCTCTTTGTAAATACATTTCATAAATTCTTAATAATGCAGGATACCAACCGCCTTTAAAATCTGATATAGTTTTTCTATTTCTTGCATTAATCATTTTTCTTTGAATTAATTCAATAAATTCTAAAAATGATAATTTACTTATATCCCCAATTCCAAAACTATCTGAAACAACTGGTGTGAATGCAGCATTTCCACCAACAAGATAATAAGCACTAAGAACATTCCCATATCTAAGACCATTTGGTAAATATACTTCGTATGGATTCATTACGTTAATATCATAATCTCTATATGGTTCTAATGCAATACCATCTACTAAAAATTTAATATCAGATGCTTTATTTGCCTTATAATTTAATTTATAAACATACTTATTTGCACTAAGATTAAAATATATTTTACTATTATTAAAACTATCAATTCTTACCACTTCACTTCTTGCATTAATATCATTACTACCATGAACTTCAACATATGCTACTTGAACTTCTGGATTAATTGCTAAAAATGAAATTACATCTGTATTTTGTAAAATAATTTGACTATGACCAGTAGTATTATTTGGGTCAATAATATAATCTGCAGTAAATTGTGATGTGCCTTTTGTTAGTGCAATACCATTTATTGTTACTTGAACATCACCACGTGGAAAACTTGGTAATGGAATATATGTATATGGAAATTGTGGTTTAATACGTGTTACAATATATTGAATCGTAATACCTGTAACTGGTCGTGTTCCACCACTATAAATAAAAGTTGCTTCAATAACATCTCTACGATTATTTGAATTTGTTGCATAATTACCATTTAAAATTGTAAAACTATTTCCAGAAACACTATAATCAGCACTTAAATATTCTGGGTCTAATACTTCTTCAGCAGTTAAATTACCCATACCAATAGGTGGAATATCACTACCATAACCATATGGGGGATTAAAAATACGTGGTGCGTTTAATAATATACCATTATAACGAACTTCAAAATAACCTTGAGTTTTATCATATGGTGTTGGAAGTTGAAATGTATTTGAAGTTCCAGTATAATCTAATGATATATTAACATATGAATATGGTAATGTATATCCACTATTATTTGCTGGAAAATCTACATTTTTAATATAATCATAAACATCATATTCTATACCACGTGCCATATCTAATGCAATATCAACTTCTTTGGTATTAATTACAAGTTTACTATCTTTTTGATAATATTGTGGAGTATCATAATGAATTCTTGTTGTTGCACCCGTTTGAATCCAAGATTTTTTATTATCGACAGTTGAAGAAAGATTAAATCCTGCCATACGAAATACATCAAGATATGCTTGACCACTATCTGTATCTCCTGAAATTTGAAAATAAAAATCATTAGTTTCTAATGGTGCAACAGGATAACCACTTGTATCATAAGGTAATGAATTTGAAGGAAAATCTTGTTGAGCAATATTAACACTATTTGGATTAATTTTACCATCAACAGTATAAACGTATTCTGTAATATTAATGAATGGTTCAGGTATACCAATCAATAAAAACATTGATTTAATTGCTTCACGAGTTCCTTTTGATTTCCAAAAATAGTTCGTATTGTTTAATATTCTTCTCCATAATTCAATATCAATTTCTGCTGGTAAAAGATTTTCATTTAAATTTCTTTCTTCATCATTAACAGTTAAAAATCCTTGAACCAATTCATTTTCATTAACTAATGAAAAATAATCCCATCCAAATGTTCTGGACATATTTTTTATTAATTGGTCAGGTATATTATTTAATTTGTCATATGTAACTTTATTAATATAAACTAAAGAATCAATAAATTGTCTTAATTGGTCAAATTCTCTACCATAAATTCGTAGTAGTTTAGTTATTTTACCTTCTTCTGTTTGGTCATATGTTTTTAGTGAAGAAGGTGTTAAAAATCTTGCAATTAAATCCGTTTTAATTTTATCATATTTTGCACCAATTGTTAATACAATTTGTAAAAATTTTTGATAATTTGGGGTGTTTATATCTATATTATATTTATCAGATGTTGTCCAAAGCATTATTGCATCTGAATATATAATTGTACCATCATCAAGTAATGTGGGGTCTTTTAATACGAATTGAAATCCATCAGTTCCATTTCTTTGTGAAACGATATATTTTTCATAATCATTAAGTAATGCTCGATACTCTTCAAATATAATATTGTTTGGTTTTATATGAAAATCAACATTACCTGTTTTAATTTTATAATTAGGTGTATTACCTGTTTTCATGAAAGAAAATGGGTCACCAGTAACTTGCACTTTCAAATAATATTTTGAAAGAGTATACATACTATTTGTAGAATTTCCTGTAAATCCAACTATAGGATAAAAAGATTCTGGAGTAAATGGTAACCAAACAACGTAATTATTATATGAAATATTTAAATTTTTAATATCAACATCACTTGATGTAGTTGTATTTCCTGAATTAAAGACTAATCCAAAAATATTTGTTGTAAATGCTGTTGGTATATAAAATGTAGCAGTATTTCCAGTTGCATTATATGAATAGCCAGAAAATGTTATATTACCACCACGAACTTTTTGAGAATTTGCAAAAAGACTTCCCGGATATGCAAGAATAATATTTTGTATTGATACTCTTAAAAATTCATAAGCAGAACCAAATCTAATAAATGTATTTAAATCTGATTTATCAAGATTCAATACAGCATTTGTTGTATATGTTTGTAATATTTGTGACTGAACATCAGTAACACCCATTGTTTCTAATGTAACTGGACGAACAAATGAACTAAGTGTATTGGTATAGTCTATGGTTAATTTACCATCAAAATTAGATGTAACATTAAAACTTCCAAACGTAAATATTGTTTTTGAAGGAAAGTCATTAAAAAAAGTTCCATTTAAATTTTGGTCGAGATTTGTGTTTATTACTTTTACTTTTGCCACAGTCTTTACAATTTAATATAAATACAATAAAAAGAAAAATCCCAAATCTAAGATTGGGATTTTTTTGAAATTTAATTAAATTCGTTTATTATAAACCATTTGTAACTGAATTAAAGTTTTGTGTTTCGTCTAGATTCACACGTTTTTCTTTGACTTCATATAATGGCACATTACCAACATCATCTTTTATTTCATAAATATTAAATTGTTTTGTAATAACCCTATTTTCATCGTAATATGTTAATATTCCATTGTCAACATCTTTAATTTGTTCACCAGCAACAATATTAGAAAGAGTATCAATTGTATTTGCAACTAAATCGACTTCAATTACAAGTGGTGAAAAAAATGTATTTGAAATAATAATTGTTTGATTTGGATTACCAATAAATGGTGAAATATTTGGTTTTACGTCTGAAGAACTACTTGGTGTTAATTGTAAAAATAATAAAGAACCACTATCATCAAAACGATATCTAATAGCTTTTTGACTGGTATTTCCAACATTTTCACTAACAGGAACTACTTTATTTGAGGTTACTACATAACGAACAACATTTCTTATTTTTTTATTGGTAGTTGCATCAATATATTCAATTCGATATCCCTGTAATGCATTATTTGCTTTCATATTTGATGGTAATTGATTACTATCAAGTACAATTCCTCTTACACTTGGTAATGAAGATAATACACTACAATCAATAATTGTAGTTATGGTTTTTTTAGGTTTTATATATAATGTATAAATACCTAAATTAGAAAATACTGATGCTGGTAGTCTTAAATTATATAATCCTTCAAGAAGATTTTCATTACCAGAAATTTGTTCATCTGTTGGTAAATAATTATATGATAATATTTCAGAAGTATTTAATTTAAATATATCATTATTTAATGTTTCCCTATTAGGAATATAATTATAATAAATATCAATATCATCGATACTAACATCTGCTGGTCTTGTTATGCCAAATGTACCTACTGCCATATTATGTTTTATTATTTATAAATACGTTCGTATTAAATTTTAATTTCATTTAAAACTTCCATTTCATATTTATCAATCAAAGAATAATTATGTGGAAATTCTTGTCTAACCTTATTTTTCATTAATGTGATATTTCTATCAGTAAATTTATAACCAAACCATAAATGAGTATATTTTTTTATATCACCAGCACGTGATTTATTATATTTAACAATTAATTCGTGTGTTAATATATCATATAATTTTAAATTATAATGAATTGAAACTAAATATGCCGTTAATTCTTCCATTAAGATACTAAGATTTTTACCAGTTACTACACCATTTTTAATTCCTGTATGTAATTTATCAACCGCATTGAAATATATATCTCTGACCCTTTTTTTAATTCCAAAAGTGCCACAACTTGTAAATCTATTATCATATTCATTTAAATAAATTATATCATTTTCACTTAAAAATTTTTCATTATCTTTTACAAAATCACCCATAACTATATATGAATCTTTTGCTGGTGTTATATCTTGTACCATAATATCCCAATAATCATTATTAATGAATTCACTAAATAAATCATCGAAAATAAAAACATCAGAATCAACATGTATAATATCATCATCAATTATTTTCATTGCATCTATTTTATAGGCATTCCAAAAATTAATATCATTTTTATTTTCTTTTATAATTATTTCATCATATGGTATATATTTTATAAAAGAATTATATGCTTCTTCATTACAAATCATTGTTACATTACCATAATATTTATTTAATGTTAAATAACTTAAATAAAATGAATAAAAATTTAAAAAAACGTTTTTGTTACTATAAGGACTACCTTCTTTAAATTGTGCAAAAGATTGAATTATTTTCATATTTTATGTATTACTTACTATATTAAAAAATCTACCACCAGCATATGTCGTTAAATCAATTAAACTTTTTATATATTCTAATCTATAATTTAAATCGAATGCCGATAATTCTTGTCTTATTATAAATATGTCATTATTAATTTCTGGATTGCTAATAATATTTTCTTTATTAAAATCTTTATAATATGGCTTATTAATAAAATCTGGACTATTATATCCTTGTCCAGTAAAATTAAATGTTGTTGTTGTCGCACTTCCAATATAAGTATCAATAAATTTAATTCCACCAATATAATAAACAACAATCACATTTTCTGTTGAATTATTATAGTCAACACCATCAGTTAATGTTGAACCACCGTCAATATATTGTTGAAAAAATAGAACTCCTTTAGTATATTTTTTTAATTCCGTTAATCTACTATTTATTGTTGTGCCTGTTATTATCATATAATTAAATTTTATAATAAATTTCCAAGTCCAATTGGTTCTTCATAACCATAAGGCAAAGAATCAATCATATCTGCATCAAAAAAACCAAAATCATGTGTTTCTTGTACAAGACAAATTTTAATGTAATAAACTGCAACTAAATTTGGAATAATAATTCTGCAATTACCTTTACATCCAGATGTTGTTCCAGTAGTTAGTGCTTGAAGTATAGTTTTTTTAATTATTTCCATTATCCCACTTTTTTTCTTAAAAACACTGTAATATCTTTTTGTGGATATTTAATTTCAAACATTGAATCTTGCATTGAATGAATTGTATTATTAACCACAGAAATTTCACCAGTAGTTGTATTTACTATTGGTTGTGCGATTATATTATTTGAATATTGTCCACCTACTTTATTATAAACCGTTATACCAATAACATTTATAACACCATTTGCTGCCAAAATTTCTTTTTGGAGTTGACCAAGAAATATGTCTTGATTCATTTCATGTGTATTAATATCAAGAAAATTTATAACAAGTGTTATAATACTATTCGCAACTTGATTATCTGATATATTTTCAACATATACATCAATATCAAATGCTAAATTAAATATTTGACCATCCCTGATTTCAATGTAATCATTAATCATTCGATATTGTGATAAATATTCTGCAATATTTGCTTTTAATAAAGAATTACTTGTATTAGATAATTTACCATCCGAACCAATACCAAGTATTGGAATAACCACTTTATTATTTTCTTTATATGCATTGGCTCGAAATGGAGAGCCAAATTTTCCCGGCATTTTATATACCTGTAATAAGTAATCTGTTAATGTTACACTTCTTTCTTGACTTGAAAAATTATATTTGATTAATTGTCTAATTTGTTCTACACTCAAACCATCATTTCCACCAATTGCTGGAATTGGATTTGTTACTTTTAAACTTCTTTGTACTGTTTGGTTATAATCTTGACGAGAACCTGCTATTCTAAGATTATATGAACCAAATTGTGTAAGCACATCAGTACCGATATTTGAACTAATACCGCCACCTGTTCTATATCGTACAAATAATGTATAATTTGCTTTAAGTTTTTCACCTAAAGCAGTATTATTTAAAAAATTTTCAAGAAAATAAACATTACTTACACCTTCTTTTAGAAAACCTTCTTTAAATGCATTTACATCAGCATCACCAGAACCAAATGTTAATTTACAATAACCTTGTGGAGTATATTCTTTAATGAATTTTTTTGTTACATCAATCCATGTTGCAGATTTCAATCCTTGTGTATTTGTATTAGCACTTGAACTTTGTGTATCTTCAACAAATACACGTTGTTGCGCTAAATAATCAACTTCAAAATATCTATTATTTGTATTATAAAATTCACTAATTGGTGGATTTGTTGTATAATTAGTTCCTTCTAAAAGTATTATATTTTCAATTTCAATTACATCTGGGTCAGGTAATGTTATACTAAAAAATGGTATTACATCTGTTGAATTAATTATTTTTTTATATATATTTGTTCCACCATTTATAACAACTTCTCTTTTAGTAACAAAATAACTTACAGGAATACCATTTGAATCTAAATTTGGTATAATTCTACGATTAGGGTCACCTAAACTACTAAATGGTGAATTCCAATCAATATTTGATTGAGTTTCAAAAATTTTACCACCACCAATTACTTGTGCCCCCATATCTAAAACAGGATAATATGATGAGTCTGGAGCATTACCTAAAACAGGAACTACTACTGTAAAATCTACAACTGTAACACTTGGTCTTCTTGCAGGAATATTAAATCCCATATTTTTTGCAATATTAAGAATCGATGACTTTTGTTGTGCATATTCTAAAATATTTTCCTGAAACGCCCTATCAGTATTGATACTCAAGTTATTGGCAACACCAGCATTTAAATCAATAAGCATTGCACCAACGCTTGAATCGGTAAAATCTTTAAGTACTTCAGGATACATTTGTTTAATTAAGGAAATTAAATCCATTCTTATTTCACTAAATGTTCGTGAACCATATTGAATTATATTTGTTGTATTATTAGCCATTATATTATTCCCCCCAATATTTGATTGATATTATTAATTTCGTTATATTTTATTCTCAATAATTTAAAATTATTATTTTTTGTAAATAAATTTTTAATTTCGTCATTTTTTTGTCGTAATTTAAATGCAATCTTACCACCAAAATAGTTAACCAATTTTAAATGTTGCAAACCATCATATTCAATTAATAAATTTTGTTTAGGTAAATAAAAATCATAATATAGCAAACGTTTATTCTTACAACCATCAAATGTTTTTTCTCTAATATATTTAATATTTCGTTTATCTAAATATTTTTTTATGATTATTTCGCCCTTTGATTCGTTACATAATTTACATCCTTTACCACATAAATGAGCACCAGCCATTTGTTCAAAAATACCATGTTTATTACAAATAATTTTTATTTTATTGTTCCACCCATTATATTCAACTAATTTATAATTATATTTATTTTCGTGTATATTTTTTGCTCTATTTATAAATTCCAAATTATCTAATTTAAATATTTTACCATTTTCATTATATCCGCAATCAGGACAACCATTACCATTTAAATGATTTGTTGGCATTTGGTTAAAAACACCATGTATTTTACAAACAATATTAACATTAGCGTGTGAACCGCAATACTTCACTAAATTATATTCATATTTATTACCATGAATAACTTTAGACTTTTCAATAAAATTAATCGTATTCATTTTTTTATTTTTCACACAATCAGGACAACCATTGCCATTTAAATGATTATTTGGTGTTTGTTCAAATTTACCATGCTTTGGACAAATAATTATTATTTTATTTTGTGAACCATAATATTCAACTAAAGAATAATCATATTTATTTCCATGTATATTTATTGCTTTTTTTATAAACTCATTGGTTGTATATTTTTTCATATTATTAATTTAATTTTCCAAAATCAATTCCTTCAAATTCGTTTGGATTCATAATATTATTATCATCATAATAATTCATAATTGTTTTATTATATTCCATTGTTTGATATATATCAGTAAAAATTATTCCATTAGGTAATTCTTTTTTCATATTGATAAATTTAACCTCATCATTTTGATGAATAACACAATTTTTATTATAAAAAAATTCTTCTGGTAATAATATTTCTAAGCAATGAAGATATTTTTTAATTCTTAATTTTATGTCTTTATCATCATAACCATATGAAAATAAATTTTCATTATAACCACCTAATTTAAAATAATTAAATCTA